GTGGCACAGGTGGCACAGGTGGCAACGGATTTGGCACTGGTGTGGGTGGTAATGGTGGTAATGGCGGATGGGGCGGACGCATTACACTTTTTGATGTAGAGAATGAAAGCTCTACCGAAAGTGTTGGCGTAGCCGGAAGCAATGGAAATGCAGCTGTGGCTACCGTTGGTGGTACAGGAGGCGCAGGATCTAACCTACAAGTAAATTTATAAGTATGGAGTTTGTAAGTATTACCGAAACACAGCATGTGGCCATGTATAACAGTACTGTTGTAATGGAAGTAAATAATTGCACTGCAGAAAAAGCCAAACGTTCTATGGCTGACTGCATATTAACACCTGAAGGAAGTATGCAGTCTTTCAGGTTCGATTTAGAGACTGATCAGTTTATACATGTTTAACCTTTAACCAACAATTATCATGAACAAAAAGTATGTGATTTTTTCTGTTGCCCAAAATGCTTATTGGAAAACAGAAGCCGAAGAAATGATTGCAGGCCCTAGTGATGCAACCCGTTACGACAGCTATGCAGATGCAGAAAATGCGCTGCTAAATGTTGTGTATGGCACTTGGAACATTGGCGGACCGCTAGAAATTAAAGAGTACTTCTTTAACTCTTAGTAATAATTTCCTTTTAAAAAGAAAGCCCGGTTAGCCGGGCTTTCTTTTTGAGCTCAGGGTGGTAACACCTGATTAACTTAATAATTGCATTACAAATGTACGGATTTAAGTAAACTCATAATAATCATTATCACCTCTGATAATCGTTGTAAAAGGAAATCCATCTTGTGGCACTCTTTTAATCTGATCTATGAGCACAGTAGAACCAGTAAACACAATTCTCTTTTCATTTCCTTTTATAATTTGAAGCGTTAGTAATTCCGTTCCTTTCTTGTGTTTGGAAGGTTCAACTTTATAGTCTAATACTTGAATAGATAAATTGAATAGCTTTTGTACCTGAATCTTTTCGCCTACAAACTTATTTACTTTCGGCTTGATGTTGAATTCACTAAAGTTTTTCATCTTTTAAAATTGTTTTCGTTAAGTGTTTTGCATCGCAGTGTTTTAACCATCCTAAGTAACTAGCTAGTGAGGCATGGTTAGGATTAGATGACATCTTGCGTGCAAATGCTTTCTTGATTGATTTTCTTAAAAGGATATGTGTATGAAAGAATTTGTACCCTACGTAGTCTATTCCTCTGGCAGCAACCGGGAAAACCTGATGATTTTCTTTTACTTCTAGCTTCAAATTTTTTAGGTATTGCTTTATCTCTAAAAGTAAATCATGTAATGACTGTTTGTCCGAATGTAGTATTACAATATCATCAGCATATCGGTAGTAGTATTTAACTGATTTCTGTTCTTTTATCCAGTGGTCAAAATAGCTGAGGTAAAAGTTTGCCAGATACTGGCTTAAATAGTTACCGATTGGTAAGCCTGGTGCACTGTCAATTATTTCATCAAGTAGTTTTAAAAGACGATGTTCCTTTATCTTTTTTCTAACTAATGATTTTAGAATGTCGTGATCTATACTTGGATAAAACTTCTTAATGTCAAACTTTAAACAGTAGCGAGTTTCATCTTCATTTAGCAAATCTTGTTTAAGTGTGTAAAATAGTTTGTGTATGCCTCGGCCTTTTATGCAAGAGTAAGTATCCTTTGTGAACGTGTTTACAAAGATTGGTTCTAGTACATTCATTACTGCGTGATGCGTGATTCTATCAGGATAGTAAGGAAGCCGGTAAACCAATCTTTCTTTCGGTTCGTATATTGTGAAAACATCATATTTAGATGTTTTGTAATTGCCATTTAAAAGTGTGTTATGAAGAGCAATGATATTCTGCTCTTGATTACGGAGATGTATTTTAACTCCGTATTGATTTGATTTGCCTTTTTGGGCTTTTAAATCTGCAAGTTGTAGATTTTCTATGCTTGCAATTTTATCGAAGATGTTATCTATTCTTTTCATCCTTTGCTTTTGATGAGTCGCCTTCTTCCATTAAGGTTTACCAACGCCTCATATTTTGTTAAGTTATTTTTTGCCAAGTGGCAAGGCCTGTTTCGGTATGTTTGTTAGCATAGGTGCGAGCTGACATTCGAATTCGAGTTCCAATTATCGTAGTCGTTATACTGAAAACCGGAGGAACCGCCCAACCAAAACACAGCCTGTTTTTTTACATCAAGAAATACTCTTTATACAATTCAATAAATTGAGTGCCCACATACCCTGCAGTATGAGAATTAATAAAGCAAAGGCGCGAGCCGACATCCGAAAACGAGCTCCAATGACCGCAGACGTCATACTGAAAACCGGAGGAACCGCCCATATCAAACCATGGGTAGTATTTGTATTGAGCGTAATCGTTCCAATCTGGTTGCCATGGTTTGTTATCATTAGCAAGCTGGTTAGCAGCTCGTGCTATTAACACAAGTTTTGCGTGAGCTTGCATGGCTTTTCTGTCTTGCTCTGGATAGAGTTCAAAAGTTGGAACAACAGATGGCTCAATGCCTAACACTTTGCAGGCATCTTCGAAAGTCTTTAAATTTTTTTTAAGGTTTTTCATAATTAGATAGTCATAAATTGTTTGTACTGATTTAAAAATTGTTTACCTGCATACTCTGCTAGTACGGTGCTTTTAAAGCAAAGGCGCGAGCCGACATTCGAACCCGAGCTCCAACCAGCGCAGTCGAGATACCGAAAACCGGAGGAACCGCCCATGTAGAACCAAGGATAATACTTTGGTTGATTGTCATTATTCCAATCTGGTTGCCATCCTTCATTCAGGCACTGTACTAACATTTTTAAAAATCGATATGCTTTTTCATCTGGTGTTAGATCTTCGCATTTTTCATCGAACTCTTCCTCGGTAAGCAAATGATGAGCAAGTACATCACTTACTGTTTTAAATCTTTCTCTAACATCTTTTGGCACAGGCTTGAATTTTATCTCACCTGAATTCATATCGACATTATCGATTTGAAAGCCTTCTGGAATTTGAATTTTTAGTGTTTGCATTTTATTAATTGGTTAAGTGAAACTTTAAAATACCACCCTTTCAGGCACTCGCCTGCAGCTCGCGCATCCAAAACATTTTTTAAGCTTAAACTTTTTAACATGTTATTCGCGATGGGTGGTGTGCTGATTGTCTTTATGTAAATGCTTCTTCGCTTCTTCTATTTCTTACTCTTGCTCTGGCTGTGGTTCTTACTCTGCCTGGTCTGCGCATTTCTAACTCGCCTGTTTGCATCTGCATATAGCCGAATAGTGCTGCAAAAAATAAACTCATCAGTCTGTTAGCAATGCGAAACTCGCGGATGCGATCTATCAATCGCTCTGCATTTTTCTCAAGTAGTTCTAAGTACTCGGCTTCGTTTATCACTTCTTCTTCCTTAATAAATTTTAAACCATCGTGGCTGGTTTTAAACCCATCGAGTATGTGGAAGAAGAGCTGATCGATGTTTTTTCGATTGAGTATTCTGGCTTTTTGCATGGCTATAATTTTAATGTGCCGTTATCGTATTGCTTTTGGCGATAGTTGTTGTACACCAACCGGTTGCTGTGGCTGATGTGGTAAAATGTGCCGAGGTAAGATTCGTAACGGTCTTGTTCGCAGGGTTTCATGCCGGCTACATACTCATTTAGCTGTGGCTCGGTAAGTATGCCTAGCTCGGCAACATTTACATGCATAAGCGGCAGGCGCGAGCCTTGCTCGGGCACTCGCACTTCGATAGCGCTGGTGGCGGATTCGCGCTTAATGGCGCGACCACGGTGGTAGTAAAACTTTGGGTACTCGTCCATTGGTTTATTTTTTTATTATGTATTTCAAAATTTTATTTTGTTTATGTTTTTGTCTGCTTTTTGGCTACACATATCAGTTTGTACCTACCTACATACCTACACTACCTACACTACCTACACTACCTACATGATACCTACAGTTCTTTTTAATTAAAAACCTCTTTTTTTTATTAAAAACCTACATTGTAGGTTGTAGGTAGTGTAGGTAGCTGATTTTTGTATTTTGCTGTTAGCAGGGTTAAAATCATTAAAATGGGAGGTTATCTGGTGCGTTATTGTCAAGTGGTAATTCAGGCATTCTGTCTGATTGTGCTGTTTTAAAATCAGAATCAGAATTTTCTTTTGTTTGCCTTTCAGCATACCTAACAGCTTCTTTATGTTGGTAGTCGATAACGGTTAGTAGATCCACACCAATTTGGTCGTATCTAAACACCATGCTACTGGTAACTTTATCGCCAAATCTTTCGCTTTGTTTACTCTGCCAATAAGCGGGGCTATCCATTAGCTTTTGCATTAGTGTATTGGCTGCAAGGCCTTTCATTCTGTATATGCGACTGAACTCTTCTAAATAGAGCAAGTGAATTTCTTTGAAGCGTATATGTACCTCTTGCCCATCTACCTTTATCTCTCTACCGTTTCTAATTAGTTTTTTATTTAAAAGGTTGAGTACTATATCCCAGAAGCGTTGTAGCACAGCTCCTGTATCTCGTTTTTCGGCTTGGCTTATAAGGGTTTTTCTCAAATAGTCACTTAAAGCGTTGTAGCTAAATGGCCACTCGCGGCCTGCATGTTGCAGTATTTTGTAGATTGCAAGTAGTAGAGCGTTATTTTCAATCATTCTATCGGGCACGGATGGACCTTTGTACGATTTTTTAAACTCTAGAAATTGCTCGCGGTAAACTTTGTCGAAGTTTGCAATTACATTATCTCTATGTTGAAGTAGTTGGCCTGTAACTGAAGTAATACCTTGCCTATTAAGTTGAACAAGTTTATCAAAGTTGTTGACAGTTTCATCGGTTCTAATGTTGTGATTATAATCTAAAATGATAAGGCGTTGCATGAGAGGGTCATCATCAGGATACTCGTTACCTGTTATAATTACAGTACTTTGTATAGGTACTGTTTCTGTACCGAACTTACTTTCAAGTGTTCCTCGTTCGTAACCTAGTCTATCGTATAAGCCTGTTAGTGTTTTTTTAATGCTCATATCTAGATCGTTGATGTATTCTTCCATGCACGCAATGGCATTACTGAACTGTGCGAGCTTTCTAATTTTAGCTTTGTCGGTGTTAGCCTTTTCTGATAGTTTAAGTCCAGGCTGTGGTTGACCAAATAAGAACTGCAGAAAGTTTACAACTGTAGTTTTTCCTGAGCCACCTTCGCCATAAAGAAAGAGAATAGGGAAGTTATTTTTCATTTTAAAGATGGCATCACTATAAAGGGTAGCTACTGCAAATACTAATGCTGGCATAGCGGCATCTCCAAAACATTTATGATAAAGTGGTGCCCATTGCGCCCATGTTACACCACTATCTTTAAAAGCAAATCTTTTTTCGTTCATGCTCAGACTTTCATCTGTTTCGGGATGGTAGGGTATATAGTAGTTGCATTCTTCGTATTGAACGATGCCGTATTTATCTACTGGATGAAACTGTGAGTTGTAGATACCATTGCAGAAAGTATAGAAGCCATTTTTATTCCAACCTAGTGTATCGATTTGCACGCAGGGTTTTTCTTGTTCAAATAATCTGTTCTTAATTTTCATTAAATCAATTTGTGAACCTTCGAACAGAAAGTTGCCGCAGCCTTCTGTTACTTCCTTAAACTTATTAAATGATGTTAATTGTGAAGTTTCAATATCTAGCACTACTTCTCTGCCTCTATTGTTCTTTAAAACGACTACTCGCTTATTGTTTTTACCTCTCGTAATATGATAGAGTATTTGAAGGATAAAATTGCTTTTTCTCTCTAACAAGCAATTTTTAGGATTTCCGGCATCATCTCTATTGAATTTGGCAAAGTAGTAACTATTTGAAAATTCGAGATGATGATACTCGCGGATTGTTTCAATATCTTTTTCTGTTAAAACATCCGATACATCTCTGGCGGGTTTACCTGGTTCTTGCATCAGATAGGTCCAGGCATCATCTTCATTTACTTTTATATCAAAACCTTTTTCGCGACAAATTTTAATGAACACGTATGGCTTTTTCTTTGATTTTAGTAATGCACTTTGCCACTGTTTATCTATCTCTGTGCTATCGAATTGTGTTTGAAATAAGCAAATCTGTTTAAATAGGTTGAAACCATTATCTTGAAAAGATGCTAATGCATGAGCAATGGTTATGAAGTTAGTTTCATCAACAATGTTTTTCTTTTGCTCTGTTATTTGCTCAACAAGTGAAACGCATTGATTAAAGGCATTGCGTAAAGCGAAGGACCATGGTTTAGTTTGTTCTATTTTTGACTCAGCACTAGTTGAGTTATCTGTTTTAACCTCAGTTTCTTTAACTTCAGTCTTTTCCTTTTGTCTATTAATCTTAGCCATTGAGAGTAGATATTGAATGTTTTTCTCCTGTTTCTATATTGATGATTTCTGCTGCTCTTGACGGCTTGTAAAGCATTAAATCATCAATGCTACATTTCTTGATTAGCATTTCTGTTAAGAAATGATTTTCAACGCGCATGTTTGTAAGAACCAAACTAAAGAGCTGAATAAGTTCATCGGTTTGGTTATAAAAGTCTACGAGTTGCTGTATTTGAGCATCCTTTTTATCGATGTATTCTTGATTTACCTTTTTATCAACCATGCGAGCCAGTTCCTCTTCTAGTTGCTGATGCGCACTTGTGAAGAGAGTTGCTGTTCTAAGCCAATCAGATTTAAGTTTTGCAGTGGTCATTTTTTAAAGTTTAAAAAGTGAAGTGGTTGTTATTGAAGTGTTGCTATGCAGCGTTCTACTAGCATTTCCATAGCTGGTGGAGTAACAGCATTGCCAAGTTGCTTTACCTGCTCTTTGCCGTTGCCAAGTACTTTGTAATCTTTATCGAAGGCCATACCGAGTTTTATTTCTTCGGGTAAGAGCATGCGATAGTAGCAATCGTTGATATCAGGCGTTTTTGTTTTTACTACACTCATTCTATCAAGTGTTGTAAAAGTGCCTGCAGGTTCGGTTATGTGTTTAGTGTTATTGCCTGAGCTATAATAGCTGGCAATAAATGCTTGCCATGCTTCGGATTGTATGATACCGTGTTTATTAACGGTAGTGATACATGGCAAACGGTCTGATACTTCGCGAGCTTTACTTGTACCATTGTTTTCTACAATGAATGGTTGAACCAATGCCAAACCATTGTTGGTTGTTTGTGTGCGTAACGGTTCGTTGGCAGATTTGCATTGCGCTCTTGCTGTATCTCCATATTGTGTTGAAACAATGAGTGGATAAGGTGATACTACACCGCTTGTTGCTCTTGTTGTTTGTGTGTATGCAGCTTCTTCCACTGATCTTGCCTTTTTTAAACTGAATGAATCGTGTTCGCTGTTCACTAAAAAAGGATTGAGAATGGCATGGCTTGCATCGCCTGGTTGTGTGGGCATTACTTCTTCGGCAGCATTGCGAACCCGACAATCTACACCAGAGCTGTAGCGTGTGGTGATGATTAGCGGATGGTTCCAATACTTGCTGATACCATGCTTGATGCGTGCTAGTGTTTTATCGCTTAGAGGTTTAGCACGTTCGCCAATTTTTTGACCAGGCTTTGACCAATCGATGCAGTTGAATGCCGCGTGGTAGTATGGTTCTACTATGTTGTTGCACTCCGGGCAGCGATACACGTATTGCTGTTTGTATTTACCGAAGGCGCGGTTCTTATTCTTAAAGTGCTGATAACTTTCTACATCTTTTACACAATGTTTGCACCATGCTTTCGGTTTAAATTCTAAGTCGGGTGCTGGGTTATTCTTCTTCCAGAATACAACATACATTCTATCGCGGCTTTGTGGCGTTGGGTGTGCATGCATGCTATTTAGGTAAACACATTTGTGTTTGTAGCCTAAATCGTGCATCGCTTTTAACCAGGCATCCCACAAGATCCAACTGCGTGCATCTACTACATTTTCAACAATGATAAAATTGTATTGGTGATACTCGGTAAAGCGAGGTACATCCCACATGGTTGCACGGCTGCGTTCTTCGGCTTCGTTTATGGTGTCGAAAAAACTTAAGCCCTTTACTTTCTTTTTACCCTTTGCTAGTGAATGATTGGTGCATTCGGGTGATGTAATTAAAAAATCAGTTGATGGATATCTGCGCGGGTCGCATGCTTGGATATCGGTGCAATCGTGTATGGTATCAGGAAAATTAGTGTTGTGCGTTTC